TCGTAACAGCTTGACATCAACGTCATATGCTGTAATGGATAGCGCATGGAAGTATCAGTACGACAAGTATAACGATCTATATCGTTGGATTCCAGCTAACGGTGACGTTGCTGGTCTCTGTGCTCGTACCGACCAAGATCGTGATCCATGGTTCTCACCTGCTGGATTCAATCGCGGTCAGTTGAAGAATGTAATCAAACTAGCATTCAATCCAAACCAAGCACAACGCGATACGCTCTATAAGGCTGGTGTAAACCCAATCGTCGCATTCCCAGGAGAAGGTACTGTTCTCTTTGGTGACAAGACGCTGCAAGCAAAACCAAGCGCATTCGATCGTATCAATGTTCGTCGTCTATTCATTGTTCTTGAGAAGGCAATTGCTCGTGCTGCACGCGCCAGCCTATTCGAGTTCAACGATGAATTTACTCGCGCTCAGTTTGTAAACCTAGTTGAACCATTCCTAAGATTGGTACAGGGTCGTCGCGGTATCTACGACTTCCGTGTTGTTTGTGACGATACAAATAATACTCCAGAAGTTATTGACCGCAACGAGTTTATTGGTGACATCTATATCAAGCCAGCCAAGTCAATCAACTTTATCCAGTTGAACTTCGTGGCTGTCCGTACTGGTGTTGCCTTTGACGAAATCGTTGGTCGCTTCTAATAAATAGAGTATAGGCTCAGGAGATAATCAATGCCATTCAATGTAAATCAATTTCGTACACAGTTAAGTGGAGATGGCGCACGTCCTAATCTATTTGAAGTGCGACTCAATTTCCCAAGTTATGTAACTGGTCGTTCAACGGCACAATTAAAGTCTACATTCATGGTTAAAACTGCTCAGCTTCCTGGCTCAACACTCGGTAGCGTACCAGTAAACTACTTCGGTCGCGAAGTTAAAGTTGCTGGCAATCGCACGTTTGCTGACTGGACAGTAACAGTAATTAACGATGAAGACTTTATTATCCGTAATGCAATGGAATCATGGGTCCGCGGAATCAATGATAACGTAACAAACCTACGTGCTGCACTCACGACACAGCAATATGCTGCTGACGCTGAAGTGTTTCAATACTCAAAGGCTGGTGGATCACCAATCAAGACGTATAAGTTCGTCGGTATGTTCCCAATTGATATCGCTGCTATCGACCTAGACTGGGGTTCAAACGATGCAATCGAAGAATTCTCAGTTACCTTCCAATATCAGTACTGGACTGCGCAAGATCAAAGCGTGGCTAGAAGTGGTGTTGTTGGCGGTCTATTCGCTTAATTTGAATAAGGGGAGAGGGGCAACTCTCTCCCCATTCTATATGATGGAGCACACATGGCTATAAATCTTTTCGGTTTCGAGATCCTTCGAAAAAAGCCTGAAGTACAACTTCAGCCTCAGGTTTCTACACCTGTAAGCGATGATGGTGCGATCACCGTCACTGCTGGTGGTTATTTTGGAACTTATCTAGATCTTGAAGCAAGTTTTAAAAATGAAAATGATCTTATCACTCGTTATCGAGAGATGGCAATGCAGCCTGAACTCGAAGCAGCGATTGATGACATCGTAAATGAAGCTGTTGTTCATGACGTTACTGGCAAGTCAGTTACAATTCTACTAGACGACTTAGAGCAGCCAGATAAAATCAAAGACATGATTCGCGAAGAATTTGATAACGTTCTTCGTATGTTAGACTTCTCTAATTTTGGTCCTGATCTATTCCGTCAATGGTATATCGACGGAAGATTATTTTACCAAGTTTTGATCGATGAGAAACAGCCACGTCTTGGTATTCAAGAATTGGTTTATATCGATCCAAGAAAAATCAAGAAAGTTAGACACGTTGTAAAGAAAAAAGATCCTAGAACTGGTGTTGATGTTGTTCAGGGCGTACAAGAATTTTACGTCTTCAACGAAAGAGCAACGCTTCAGGGTCAACAGAACATGGTGTCAACATCGACAATGGGTATGCCATCAACAGTTGATGGTGGTGTAAGAATTGCCGTTGATGCGATTGTTAATGTTAACTCTGGTCTGATGGATGCTAAGAGAATGTTAGTTCTCTCATACCTTCACAAAGCCATCAAGCCACTCAATCAATTACGCATGGTTGAAGATGCGGTAGTTATCTATCGTCTATCGCGTGCACCAGAACGTCGTGTGTTCTACATCGACGTTGGTAACATGCCTAAGATTAAATCAGAGCAATACTTGCGCGACATTATGACAAAGTTCCGCAATAAGGTTGTCTATGATTCAGCCACTGGCGAAGTTAAAGACGACCGCAAGTTTATGTCAATGATGGAAGACTTCTGGATCCCACGTCGTGGTGAAGGTAAGTCAACAGAAATTACAACTCTACCAGCAGGACAAAATCTAGGTGAGTTGGCTGACGTTCAGTATTTCGAAAAGAAGCTCTACCGATCACTAAATGTTCCTGTTTCTCGCTTAGAACAAAACCAAGGGTTTAGTTTAGGTCGTTCAACAGAAATTACACGCGATGAAATTAAGTTCAGTAAGTTTATTAATAAACTTCGTACCAAATTTAGTTTATTGTTCGATGAGTTGATGGAAAGACAGTTGGCTCTAAAAGGCATCTGCTCCGTCGACGAATGGCAAAAATTAAAAGAAAAGATTCACTATGATTTCCTTAAAGACAACAACTTTATGGAACTCAAAGAAGCAGAGTTAATGGCAACACGTTTACAACTTATGTCACAAATCGACCCATACGTTGGAGTATACTTCTCGAAGGGTTGGGTGCGTAAACATGTTCTACAATTTGATGAAGAAGGCATTGAAAGAATGGCGAAGGAGATGGCTGAAGAAGAGGCTGCTCAACCACAAGAGCCTATGTCTCTCTCAACACCACCCCCTTCAAATCTTGCTGAACCAGCTGCGAATAATGTCGCAGCACAACCAACAGTATCACCTTCAGCAAATGATCTAAACCAATCGTTTAATGCTCAAATTACTAAATAATAATTGGAGATTTTTATGAACACTATCGATTTAGTTAATGCTGCACTAGTTGGAGATTCAGGAGCATTTAAGAATGCTTTTGACGCTGCGATTTCAGCGCGTGTAAATGATGCACTTGAAGTAAAGAAAGTTGAGATTGCGTCTTCACTACTCACACCAGAAGTACAAACAAATGAAATTGAAGGACTTGAGACAGAAATTGACGGAAGCGCCGAATCAGAAGTCGATGCAGGCGTCACCTCAAACGCAGAGTAATACTTCAGACGCTGAATTGCGTCAAAAGTTAAACGCTGCAAAAACAACATTGGGAATTAAAGGTCTCAATGTGAGTGCTGCTGCATCGGGTCATGCAAAAGTAACAAAAGCAATTGCTGCAAATCCTAAAGCACAATTTAGTCAGGTGATTAATAAACTATCGCCAACTGAAAGAACAAATTATATTGCGGCAACATCACAAGTTCCATCAGATGCTCTCTCATCAGATGTTCCAATGAATCGTTTTCGTCGTCAGTTACAAGTTTTGAAACCAGCTGCAACGGCTAAAAAGTCATTAATGAATTCATACGAAATTATCGACAAAGAACAAATTTGTGAAGCAACATTGCGCGATGAAGTAAATCCACCACCAATGCTTGTATTAAAAAGAACAGGCATTCGTATTTTCCCAGATGGTCGTCGCGTTGCAATGTATGTTAATTCTAGAATGGGATTAACATTTACAATTCCATACAGCCCAACTGGCACATCAACTGATGCAACAGTTCCTGGCGTAAAAACCGAAGAAGTTGAGCATGTTATGGAAAACCTTGATCAAGTATCAAAATATGCTCAAGAAGAATCACCAAAACAAACATCACGTCATATGAAGTTTGCTGATGGGTCAAAACTTAAAGTAAGTCACGGTGCAGCAAAAGCCATTCACATGGTTCATGGTGCATTGAATGACGATAATAAAAAGAAATTTGCTGATATGCTCACACACCCAAAAGGCTTTGAGAAAGCAGCACATTTCGCTTTAAGTAAAGTTCAATTTACAATTGGTGACAAATGAGTATCATTTCAGAAATTGTAAGAGAAATTATTGCTGAAGCCAATATTCAAAAAATTGGTCGTAAAAAACTAATTCGCGCTCGTGTTCGTGGTGGCAAGGTTCAGCGTCGCAAAGTCTTTTCTGCTGTAAAAGGTTTTACGATTCGTGGTGGTAAACTAGTTCGTATGAAGCCACAAGAGCGTTTACGCAGAAAGATGGCTGCGCGCAGAGCAAAAGTAAAGCGCAAAGCAAAGATGGCTCGAGCACTTATAAAAAGAAAAAGATCTCTCATGAAGAGAAAAGCATTGGGGATACGTTAATGAAATTAATTACCGAAAACATTAATGATGTTAGAGTTATCACCGAGGAACAAAACGGTGTTAAAACACTTTACATCACAGGACCATTTCTTGTAGCAGAAATGAAGAATCGTAATGGTCGTATGTATAAGACCGATACGCTTGCTAAAGAAGTTGGTCGTTATAACGAAGAGTACGTTACTAAGAATCGCGCATTTGGTGAATTGGGTCATCCAGATTCACCATCAATTAATCTAGACCGAGTCTCTCACTTGATCACCTCTTTAAAGCAGGAAGGTAATCAGTGGATCGGTAAGGCAAAAATTCTTGAAACACCAATGGGTAAGATCGCCAAGTCCCTTATGGAAGGCGGTGCAACTCTCGGTGTCTCGTCACGTGGCATGGGTTCACTCAAAGAAGTAAACGGTGTCAACGTGGTTCAAGATGACTATTATCTAGCCACAGCGGCTGATATTGTAGCGGATCCGTCCGCACCTGGTGCTTTTGTTCAAGGTATTATGGAAGGCAAAGAGTGGGTTTGGGATAATGGTAAAGTGAAGGAAATCGACGTCAATGCCTATTATGAGCAGATTAAAAGAGCAAAGCAAAAACAGATTGACGAAGTTTCATTGAAGATCTTTGAAAACTTCTTGTCAAAACTTTAAAATTTATAAATAATATTACTTCTTCAGGAGTTAAAACAAATGAGTAAGACATTATCAGAATCCGCTGCAGAAATTCTAAAAGCATCAATGAATGCTCAAAAAGACGCAGCAGCAAAACTACCAGGCGAGATGGATGATCTCGGTGGTTCAACAAAAGAAAAGCCAGAAGGCGACGATGTTGGTAAGAAAACTGCAGCTGGTGTTGGTGAAGCACCAAAGCCTGGCAAATCAACAGTTGCTGGCGATAATAAAATGGGCTCAGTAAAATCAGCAAATATCGCAAAGCCAGTTGTTGGTAGCGTCCAACCTGGACTTGGTGAAGAGACAGAATCCTCTGAAGAAGAAGAAGTCATTGCTGAGGTCCCTTCCATAGAGTCGGATGATCTACCTGTCTTCGAAGCCAAGAAAGAAGAAAAGGAAGAAGAGGAAGAGGAAGAGGAAGAAGAAGACGAAGAAGATGAGAAGGCAATGAAAGAAGCCTTCAAGAACGACATGAAGAAAAAGCATGCCAAGTCAATGGCAGAAGATGTCGACGCTCTCTTCAATGGCGAATCTCTCTCTGAAGAATTCCGCACAAAAGCCACAACAATCTTCGAAGCAGCAGTTAACTCACGAGTTGATGCTATCCTAGAAGATATGATGACAGAAAATGATGCAGTTCTTGCAGAAGCTGTCGAAGAGCTCAAGAATCAGATGTCAACACAAGTTGATGAGTATCTAAACTATGTTGTTGAGCAATGGGTTGAGGACAATCAAGTTGCAATTGAAGCAGGTCTTCGTGCAGAACTCGTTGACGACTTCATTGGTGGTCTTAAGAATCTATTCGCAGAACACTATATCGAAATCCCAGACGAGAAGGTTGATGTAGCGCAAGAGCTCGCAAATCGCGTCGCAGAACTCGAAGAATCAACAGTTAAGACAACAGAAGAAGTATCAGAGATTATTGCTTCTCTAACAGAACAACTCAATGCTGCAAAGAAGAACGAAGCAATTCGTAAGATCTGCGAAGGTCTAACTGAAGTGCAGATTGAGAAAATGAAATCGCTCGCAGAGGGCGTGGAGTTCACCACAGAAGGTGAGTTTGATAATAAGCTCGCAACTATTCGCGAGAACTACTTCCCAAGTAAGACCAATGTGAAGAGTGAGGTAAAGGCACTTCAAGAAACAGCTGTTGAAGAGCCAGAAGTAGCAGAAATTCATGGTATGATGAAACATTATGTTAATGCAATCGCAAAAACGGCTCCAAAAGCCTAATTAACTCATCTTTTTTACGGAGAGAATAAAAATGTATCTTAATGAAACATATGTAAAGAAGTGGGCTCCAGTTCTAGATCACGGCGATCTACCAAAAGTTACTGACCCATACAAGCGTGCAGTTACTGCACTCGTTCTTGAAAACCAAGAGCGCGCCCTCATGGAAGAATCACGCTCAATGCAGAACCTCTGGGAAGCAGGTTCAGTTGCAGGCGGTGGTCTACCAAACAACATCGGTGGTGGTTCATCACCTGTTAATGGTAGCGAAGGCGCAATCAAGGGCTTCGACCCAATTCTAATCGGATTGGTCCGTCGTGCACTACCAAACCTAATGGCTTATGACATCTGCGGCGTTCAGCCAATGACAGGTCCAACAGGCTTGATCTTCGCAATGCGTTCAACCTTCGCATCTGCAACAGCACGTGGTGGTGAAGCATTGTTCAATGAAGCAAATACTGGTCACTCAGGTAATGCTGCTACTGGCACACAGTCAACATTGGCTGTCAACCCTGGTAATGCTAACGCATCAATCTTCGGTCTTGATAACACTGGTC